ACCCACGCTCAAGACCTCATCGCAGACAGCGAAGCATGGTTGGCGGAACAGGCGGGCAAAATACGCGCCGCATACGCCGCATACGACTGGCGGAAAGCATGGTATGCCATCATCAGCAACCGTCACACGACGTTGAACATGCCAACCGCAGCAGATGATTACACCAGCCTGGAACACATCAGCCGACGCAACGAGACAGCATTGACACCAGAGAGCGAGCTGATAATCCTCGGCACCTGCCCCACCTGCCGCCACCAGCTCACCGGTACACCAGACGCCGAGTCGGTCACATGCCAACACTGCCGTACCGAATGGGCGGCACCAGCCATCAAAGCAGCACGAGACGAACGACTGTGGCAAGTGCAAATCACCGGCACGCCAAGCGACGCAGCCAAGGAACTGAAACGCTACGGCCTGACCATCAGCCGCAACCTCGTCAGCCAATGGCTCAGACGCGGCAAGTTGCACGCCACGCCGACAAACACCAAGAACCAGTACGTGTTCAACCTCGGCGAGTTGGCCGCACTACTTGACTGTCACCGTTGAAATGCTATACTGTCGTATGTTCGTAGAATGAATGGCCCAGCATAATGATAGCTGGGCCATTATCATATAAGCTTCGGTAGCTCAGTGGCAGAGCACAAGGGATGGCACAGATACCAATGGACGGATACCAAACCGGCCGTGGCTTCCTGCTTCTTTCAATCGAATGCCCGTGATGATAAAGACAGTGCATCCCACACCACGCGCTGGTTCGACTCCAGCCCGAAGCACCAAAGGCGGTGAATCAATGCCAGGAAGAACGCGCAAGACAAGCCGCCAATTCGAAAAAGACAAGGCCGCATTCTTCAACCAATGCAAGGCACAGCATGCAGTCTGCTGGTTGTGTGGTATGCCGATAGATTATTCAGCACCGAAGAACACAAGCGATGACAGCTTCAACCTCGACCACCTCTACCCAGTCTCGAAGCACCCCGAACTCCAATTCGACCCGGCAGGCTTCAAACCAAGCCATACCAGCTGCAACCGATTGCGCGGCAACCAAGACCCACCAGCACCAATCGGAACACTCTCAAGACAATGGATAACAACAGCATGAGCCCAACACGAGGGGTAGGGGCGGTGAAATCGTAAAACCAACGACAGAGCGCAAGACGTCCCGCGTGGTTGGTCTTCCTCTCCCCGACGAGTGAAATTGTTGGCGGGTCGCGCGCGATGGCAGATTAGGGGGTGTTTTCGATGAGTGCGAAGTTTCCGAGTCGGAATGTGGCGGAGGCGTTGGAGCGTTCGTTGAAGAACGCTGACCTCAAGGCTGTGAATTCTGCTGTTGTCGCTGCGGCTCGCGTGTTGGCTGAGCGTATCGATTATTTGACGTTCTCCGGTTTTGTCGATGAGAACGGCAAGCTCGACAACGTGTCGCTGCCGACGTTCCTGAAGTATTGCCAGAGTCTCGGCCTTACGGTGGATGCTCCGGCTAAGGTTGGTCGGCCTGCGAAGCCGAAGGTTGAATCGAAGCCGGAGGCGCGTAAGAGCGACAAGGTTGTGCAGATGGAAGATTTCATGAAGCGTTTCGGCTGATTGGAGGCGTTCGATGGCGTCGGAAGATTTGAGTGTTTTCGGTGCCATTGATGATGAGAAGCATGGTGTGACGCTTCCTAGAATCTTCACCCCGCCGCTTAGAGAGCTTGATAAGACCACTAGCAATGGTTTCGCGGTGATTGCCTTCGCGGAGATCATGCTGCACGTTCACCTTTACCCGTGGCAGCAGTGGCTGCTCGTCCATGCGCTCGAACTGCTTGAGGATGGCAGCTATCGCTTCCGCAAGGTGATTGTGCTTGTGGCCCGACAGAATGGCAAGACCACGCTGATGGGTGTGCTTGCCGCGTGGTGGCTGTTTGTGGACTCGAATAAGCACCCGGATAGGGTGCCGCCCGTGAAGTTCCTGGTGGTTGGCGCCGCGCAGACCTTGGATAATGCTAAAGGCCCATATTCCCAAGTCAAGGAGTGGTGCAATCCGCGTCCTGAGACTGATGAGGAGTCCGATCTGGTGGTGCCCGAGCTTGCGAGCATGACGCAGAAATTCGTGAACACGAATGGCGAAGAGGCCATCATGCTCAAGAGCAAGGCGAAATACATTGTCCGTGCCGATAAGAGTATCCGCGCTAAGTCGGCTGCTCGTGTGATTTTCGATGAGCTTCGTGAGCAGCATAATGATGATGGCTGGAACGCTGTCTCGCAGACTACGAAGGCCGTGTGGAGTTCGCAATTGTGGGGCATCAGCAATGCTGGCGATTATCGGTCTGTGGCCTTGCGCAAGCAGGTGGATAAGGGCCGGAAGCTCGTGGACGCTTGGAAGCAGTATGTGGCTGATGGTGTGGATGTTGCCGAGGCTTTCGCCAATGGCGAGCAGGACGGTTCGTTTGGATATTTCGAGTGGAGCGCCCCTGACAAGTGCCCGGTGGATGCTGCCGACGCGATTCGCCAGGCTAACCCGTCGCTCGGCTATGGCCCTATGACCATGGCCAGTGTCCGAAGCGATATCGATGGCATGACCGAGGCCGCCTTCCGCACCGAGGTTTTATGCCAGTGGGTGACCGCCGACATCGTGCCCTACATCAATCCAAAATTGTGGGCGCATGGCACTGATAATGCGTCGTGCATTCCGGCTGATAATCGCGTGGTGTTGGCCGTCGATACCAGCGCCGATCGCCAGACCACCTACGTCGCTGCTGCTGGATTGCGCTCAGATGGATTGCCGCATGTCGAGTTGATCGCTAGGCGTGACGGCATGTTGTGGGTGCCGCATTTCCTTGACTTGCTTCGTGAGAGCTGGCCGAATGTCTGTGAGATTGCCGTGCAGTCTAAGGGTTGTCCGGCGGTTGATTTCATCGACCCGCTCACCGAAAAAGGGTGGAACGTGCACCTGATCGAGGGCTTCCGATTGGGCGCGTGCTGCGGCCGCTTCCTCGACCGCGTGCGCGAAGGCAAGCTTAGGCATCTGCCGCAGCCCGCCATCGAACAGCAGGTGAGCGTGGCCGTGACAAGGCGTCTCGGTGAGGTCGAGGTGTGGGATCGCGCTAAGAGTGCTTTGCAGATCAGCGGCCTCATCGCCGAATCGGAAGCATTGTACGCCTTGGAGACCATGCAGGTCGAAGCGGAAACACCGAAATATGCGCCGAGCGTGGGCGTGAAAATCAGATTCTGAAAATTCTTCGAGAGGAGGATGAATGGGCTTCCTTGACCGGCTCCTCCACAATAACGCCGCAGTCATCGATATGAAGATGGCCGAGGCAGACGCGCATCCGACGCCGGCGACGAGCCTTCCGCTCGCCAATGGCGATAGCTGGCCATCCGACGCGGAATTCTACGGCGGTGCCTCCGGCGTCTACTGCCGGAGATATGCGGTGCGTGTCGTGATTGACTTCATCACCCGCAATATCGCCTCGCTGCCATTCAAGGTGTATCGGAAGAACGCCGATGGTGACGCCGAGGAGGTCACCAGTGGAGCGTTGGCCGACCTGATGAAGCGTCCGTCTCCATTGCCTGGCATGACGCGCTATCGATTCATCAGCATGCTGCTTCGTGACATGCTGCTCGATGATCGGTGGCTGTGCCTGCTTGGTGTGGATGGTGGACGTTTTACGCTCCGTCGCATCCCGTCCGACTGCTATCAGCTGGCTGGTAATGCCTTCGGTGAGATCACTGGCGTGAATCTGCTGACGATGGACAGTCAGCAGGCCATGCACTTCGACCTGCCTGACCCGCGCGTGCATCTGGACGTTGGCTTCATCTCCGGCCTTCAATTCGGTGACAGCGTGACCAACGTGCTCCGGCCATTATTGGCCGAGGCGAAGGCTATGGCGGCCTATCGGCGCAACATCGCCAAGAACGGCATGCAGGCCGGCGGCTACGTCTATCGGCCGAAGGAGATGCCGTGGCTGTCGCAGGAGGATTACGACGATTTCACCAATGGATTGCGCAACTTCATCCAGAATGGTGGCCGCGAGGGCGGTTGGCCTGTCCTGAAGGACGGCATGGAGATGCGCCCACTGGACAACGTCTTCAAACCTGTGGACGTGAACGATTTGGAGGCGCGCGACCGTATCAACATCGCGGTGTGCAATGCCTTCCAGATCTCGCCGGAAAACGTCGGCTTCCGAACCGGCACCAATTCCAACATCAGCGCTTTTAAAGAACAGCTTTGGAATGTGGAGCTGATGCCATACATCGTGGCATTGGAAGAGGCGCTGAATCTGAGCCTTCCCGAGGCCGTGGGCGAGCCTGACTGCTACATCAAGGCCAACGTTGACGCGAAACTACGTGGCACCACGTCCGAACAGTATCAGGCGCTTTCCACGGCTACCGGACGTCCTTTCATGACCACGAATCAGGCGCGTCAGATTCTGGACATGCCGCGCGTACCAGGTGGCGACCAGCTCATCACGCCATTGAATGTGAGCGAGGGTGGCCAGCCCAGTCCGCAAGACGGCGGCAAGACGCAGAACGCGCAGGAGAACAATCCAGTCAACGGCGAGGACGCGAAGGCCATGCTCGCCGAATTCAAACGGCTTTACCGGTATGACGCGCAATTCCACGCCGAGTGGGACGCGCTCACCAAGGAGGAAACATCATGAGGCTTGATTTCAAGGGCTTCGAGCTGAAGTCCCTCGACGATAGCCAAGGCGAGGGAGTGTTCAGCGGATACGCCAGCACTTGGGACAAGGACCTGTACGATGACGTGATCGTCAAAGGTGCCTTCGCCGGCACGTTGGAGAAGGATTACGGCGGCACCGGCGCGGGCATTCCGATCCACTGGCAGCACAAGGACGATAAGCCGAGCGACATCATCGGCGAGACGCTGAGCGCGGTGGAGGACGAGCATGGCCTGCTGGTCACGGCCCGCCTCGACCTCGACCTGCCGGAAGGCAAGCGCGCATACGACCTGCTGAAACGCGGGCTCATCCACCAGATGAGCATCGGCTACATCGCCGAGGAGACCGCTTTCGTCCAGGACGGCAAGAGCGCGTGGGACGGATACCGTGAGATTCGTCAGGTGAAACTGTTCGAGATTTCCCTTGTGCAGATAGCCGCGAATCAGGGTGCGGAAGTGCTTGAGGTGAAGAGCGGATGCGCGATCAGCGCTTCGAACGAAAGCAAGCTCCGCGCGGCGCTTGACAGTCTGCACGAGGTCTTGGACGGCATCGATTCCGCCGACAAGAAGCCGGACGACGACACCGATGACTCCGATCCTGCAGACACTTCCACCGATGATTCGGACGATTCGAAGAGACAGAAAAGCTTTGACCCGTATTGGGCTGAGGAATACAAGACCATCAGCGACTTTTTCTCGCTGGAACATTAACCGAAAGGAGTGCCATGAATCTCATGGATAATCTCGCCGCCGAGAAGAAGGCGGCACAGTCCATTCTCGCCAAGGGAATGGATAACATCACCGAAAAGGAGCAGGAGGCGCTGAAGCAGCATTACGCCGAGGCGAAGAAGCTGCAGGAGCGCATCGACCTGTTCAAGGAGGCCGGCGAAGGACTCGACAAGCTCGCCGGCACGTCCAAGACCGAGCACAAGGGCGTCGAGGCGAAGACCCTCGGCGACTTCTACGTCAAGTCCCTGCAGGAGAAGGGCTTGAGCGTGCTCGCAACCAAGGGCGGCTTGTTCTCCACTCCTGAATTCAAGGCCAATACCGACACTCACGTGGCCGGTGGTGACGGTTACGCACCGTTCCTGACGCAGACCGACCAGAATGGCGTGTGGCCGTATGAGCGTCCGCTCGTCATCGCCGATCTTTTCGCAGCTGGCACCATGAGCGGCACCACCATCAAGTACCCGGTGTACGGCTCCCTCGAAGGCAATGCCACCACCGTCAAAGAAGGCGAGCAGAAGCCTCAGATCCACATGCCGGAACCCACTTGGACCTCCGACAGCCTGCACGAGATCGCCGCATGGTGGAAGATCACAGACGATATGGCGGAAGACCTGCCCTTTGTCGTGTCCGAGATCAACCAGCATGCCCAGTACAATCTGAAGCTTCAGGAGGAGATTCAGCTCCTGTCCGGCAACGGCACCGATCCGAACCTCAATGGCATCCTGAACCGTGGCATCCAGACCAAGGCGCAGGCCGCTGATTCCGACCCAGATCGTATCTTCGCGGCCACCACGGATATTGCCACCGCCACCGGCTTCTCCGCCGATGCAGTGGTCATCAATCCGGCCGACTATCAGGCCATCCGCCTGTCCAAGGATGCGAACGGCCAGTACTTCGGCGGCGGTTTCTTCGCAGGCCAGTACGGCAATGGCGGCATCATGCAGAACCCGCCGCTGTGGGGGCTGCGCACCGTCGTGACCGAGGCCATGACCAAGGGCATCGTGCTCGTCGGCGCTTTCAAGGCAGGTGGCACCATCTACCGCAAGGGCGGTCTGACCGTCGAGTCCACCAACAGCCATGAGAACGACTTCACCAACGACAAGATCACCTTCCGTGTGAAGGAACGTCTCGCCCTGCAGGTGAAGTATCCGAAGGCTTTCGTCAAGGTGACGCTCGGCAAGGCCGCTAAGTGAGGTGACCGGCTGTGAAGCAGTATCGACTTGTCGATGCGGCCAAGGCCACCGTTGACTCCTCGGTGTTTATCGAGGATGTGCTTTTCGTGAATGACAAGGACAAGCCGGTGAATGTCACCGGTGGCTCCGCTTCCACGCCTTACGTGCTTCCCGCTGCCGCTGAGAACGCTCTTGGCGGCGTGAAGCTGGCGAATGTCACGATCTCCGGCACTGCGAACGCCTCCGTCGCGGCTGCGACTGGCGCCGCTCCAACGAAGGCGGAGTACGACGCGCTCGTGACCGCGTACAACGATTTGGCGAAGCGTGTCAATGCTCTTGTGGCTGGTCTTGTGGCTGCTGGCGTGGTGAAGACGAGCTGAGATGGGAGGTCGGCATGAGTGACGTGAATGTGGTTCCTGACATGATTGCCGACCCTTCGGCTTTCGAGGATGACGCCGCCTTCCGGCTTAAGGCTGCTCAGGCGGCCATCCGCAGTGAATGTGGCTGGCACGTTATGCCGAACACGGCATTGTCCGGCGTGCTGAACACTCGCGGCGGTACGGTGATCCGCTTGCCCGCACGTCATGTGACGAGCATCGAATCATTGACCGACCGTCAGGGCAACAAGCTGGCTTACGCCTATGACCCTGAGACTGGGCTTGTGGAGTCGCTTTCTGGCGGCTTTCCAGCTGGGATCGCGGCCATCCGCTACGAGATTCACGCCGGCTATGATGACGCGCCGGACGTGCAGTCGGTGCTTATCAGCGCCGCGAAGCGCGCCGGCATGAGTCCACTCGGGCTTGTCACCTCGCAGTCAACGAATGGCAGCAGCGCGAGCTTTGACGTGGTGTCGCTCATGCAGGAGGAGAAGGATAAGCTCAAACCCTACAAGCTTGGAGGGTTGCCGTGAGCCTGCTTGACGACCTGAACGCCACTGGTGGCGGCTGGCACATGTCTGGTGCGACCAAGTGGCGGCGTTTGCGTGCGAAGAAGGTCATGGACCGGTATAGCGGCGAGCTGACTGGCGAGGATTGGAACCATCCTGATGTGCTGGAATTCAATGGCTCGCTTTCCAGCTCCAGCAGCATGAGGACTCCTGACGCCTTACGTGAGGAGACCACGAGCACGGCCTACATCACCTCGCCAGATCCGTCATTGGACGTGATGCCTGGCGACAGGATTCGTGCGATGCCGGATGATGGCCGCTGCTGGGAGGTGTCCGGCTATCCGTCGCGTGACCAGAATGCGTTCACGAGCTGGCAGCCGACGATTGAGATTCCACTTGAAGAGTTCAGGGGGTGATGGTCTTGGGTGTGATGGTCAAATTCAACGACAAGTATTTTGATGAGCTGATGAATTCGGCTGGCGTCAAGGCCATGACACGTCGTGCAGCCGAGAAGACGCTCGAATATGCGAAATCGCATGCTCCGGTGGACACGGGCGCGTATCGCGACGGCCTCCAAATCGAAGAGGTCAAGCATGCGCGCCGAACAACATGCATGGTGGTCGGCACCGATCCGAAAACCCTGCTCGTGGAATCGAAGACGGGCAATCTCCGCAAGGCGTTGAAGGCGGGCAAGTCATGACGGCAGTGCTACCACCAGACCTCGAAACATGGCTGTGCGCTTACCTCCGTGGCGAGCTGAAGCCCTCCTTCGGCAAGATTCTCGTGCACATTCGAGAGCCGGACGATTACGACGGCTCCTATCCTCTCGTGGTCGTGCGTGACGATGGCGGCAGCCAGTCCAATCGCGTGCTCTTCGACCGCAGTATTGGCATTACCGTGCGTTACGGCTCACGTTCCGCTCCGGGTCCTTGTCGTGATTTGGCGGCTCGAATCTACGGCCTGCTCACCGACCCGGCAATTTGCTCGCTTGACGGTTCACCGATTGCGGGCATTGATGAGGACGGGTGCAATGGCCCGTATTTCGTGGCCGAGGACGCGAACATCGCCAGATGCTATCTGACTCTCGAATTCTCCGCTATTGGAGAATCCCAATAATTCTTAATTTTTAGGCGTTGAAACGTTTGTTTCAGCGCCTTTTTGTTTGAAAGGACAAAATATGGCAGCTGATTCAGCAGGCAATGACCTGAGCGCCGCGAAGATCGTGGTGACAAGCGCCTTCCGGTTCGCACCTTATGATGCGACGCAGAAGCTGACCGCTGATCTCATCGCGCCGACCGTGGCCGACGTGAAGACCGGTTTGGACAAGATTTTCACCAAGGGCGGCTTCGTCGGCCTTATCACCGAGGATGGTGCCCCGCAGGATAGCCGTGACGCCGATGATGCGATCAAATTCCATCAGCCGGGATACAGCATTAATGGCAAGGCGTCGCTGACCGCGCAGTTCACGGTGGCCGAGGATAACGACATCACCCGTCAGATGACCATCGGCAAGCCGGACGCGAACGGCGTGTATCACGTGACCGACGTGATTCAGGATGGCAAGTGGTTCTGCTATCAGGAGACGGTGTTCAAGAATGGCACGCATCGCCGTCGTCTGGGTGTCGTGAATCTGACCGGCAACGAGCAGGGGCAGGATACTGCCGGCGAGAACACCGGTGACGCTTGGACCATCGAATGGATTCAGGATGACGCCTGCGATTCCGGCGCCTCGAAGTACCTGCAGTCCTTCGTGACGCCGAAGGCTTCGTCCGATTCTCATGCAACCGATCATCAGGCTGATGATTCCGAGTCTCAGCCGGTGGCTGACTGATTCAACTCTTCCCAGCATGTGTTTCTTTCTTCCTTTCTTCGCATGTGCTGGGATTCTTCCTCTTCATCCAACAAAGTAAAGGAATTTTTCATAGTCGTTTGAAAGAAGGAAGAAATGACCAAGAACGTGATGCCCTCCGCCGCCGATTTCGAAGCCTGGACTCAGGAGGACGAGGACAAAGCGCTTGAGGCAGCCGCCGAGCAGATGAAGGTGAAGCACCTCATCAAGGACGGCAGCGTATGGTTCCTCGCACCGCACGGCCACATTTACAAACTACCTCTCGCACTGTCGATTGATGATTTCGCACGTCTGTCGAATCTGCAGTCCGACACCGAGCAGATTCAGGCGCTCAAGGACATGCTGACGGCTTTCGCCGGTGAGGATGCGGCGCGGCAGTTGGCGAAGGAGCCGGTCATGGTGCCGATGAACATCCTCGCCGATTACGGCGAAATCATTTCCAAGATGCAGGGTGCTGATTTGGGAAAATCGTCGGCTTCTGCCAGCTCCTCCAAGGAGACGCCGGCAGTCGAATAAGGGCCGATTTCGCGGCGCGTGGATGGAGTCTGCAGGCCGATTTGGGCGGCAGACTCCGCTACTGCGACGCGATCGCATTGTGGGAAAACCTCTCGGCCGATCCGAACACTTACACCGGCATGACTGCGGTGCATATGGTGCTGCCGATGGATGCGACGGCCATCATCACCGCGATTCAGGCTGGCGGCACGTCGATTCTTGGCGACCTCGCGCCGGAAAAGGCGGGGAAGCAGCACGTCGAAGTGACCGATGAGGAGCGTCGTGAGGCTTTGGAGTCGATGAGCAGCATCTTCGGCTTCAAAAAAAGTGAATAGAGGAGGCTGTCATGGCTGGCGGTAGCGAGCTTGGTTCCGCGCATGTGAGCATTTTCCCGCAGATGAATGGCTTCCGCCAGAATGTGGCGAAAGAGACCGGAAAAGCCGTCTCCGCCCTGAAAAACGCCTTTTCCAAAGGGTTCAACGGGGCGCAGC